GCAGATCCAGATGTATTAGATATCTCGTTTGAAGTAGAGTAATCAGTTGTAGCTGCACCTAAAGATGCAGAGCTAGTGAATAATGCTATTTTAAAAGTATGACCGCCTGAAGATTCAAAGCTGTGTTTACCTTGTAAAAGTTCTTGTTTAAAACTTGAACATATTGCTGATGTTATTGCCATAATTTTCTCCTACTACGGTGAAGGTGACTCGATTTTTAATCTGATGGTTCCATCAGTGTAATCATCTCGTCTTCTTCTACCAACTTGCTCATTAGCAAATTTCTGTATCTCTTGTTTATATTTATTTTCATATAAAGTCAACATATCTATAGGGCCTTTTAAAAAACCATAAGTCTCTGATAAACAGCAATATAAAAGACCATTTGGAAAGTTAAGACTAATATAATTAGTAGTATTACTAGATTCTAAAGTTGCTGGCATTTTATTGAAATGTATTCTAAATCTATATGTAGTGTTTGGTGTGGGAGCTACAAATATTCTACCTGATGTAGTGTCTGAATCACCAGTTGCACCACCAAAATCTGCATAGTATTTAGGCTGACCTTGAGCTGCAGAAGTGCCTGTTACATCTTGATATTCTTGAAGATAAGTCATATCTTTTTTCTCTAACCATCTGTTAGCTCCCGTAATTGCTGATCCTGCTGTATCGTAAACTTGTATACCTCTAATAAATAAACATCCTGCGGGTGCATTTATAGATTCTTGTCCAGCAACAAAATTTCCAAGTTGTTGTTTTCTATCTGCATCAATTGGAATATCTCTCATTATTCTATATTGTGCATTTAAAATTATATTTTCTAATATGTCTGTTGTTAAAACATTAGAATCTACTTCTGTATAATTTCTAATTTGTGTAATTAATGTATCGTAACTTATTCCTGCCATTATTTAACTCCAACTATTTCTAAACATCTGGGACAACTTTTTCTAAATCTACTATGACCTGTGCAATGTATAGGTTTTTCTTCATGAACAGGGACGTCTGGTTCTTTATCTTTTAAATATAATTCAGCATGAGGATCCATTTCTTCGTCCTTAATACCTATCCAAGCTTTTATCCAATTTACAAAATGTTTTATCATGCTGTTACCGTTACAGGTCCTGCTGATGCAGAACCGCCTCCTCCTGTTTCGGTTATACTAGATGTTGTGCTTGTTGCAAAGGTATAATTATCATCATTTACCTTTGTAATTACATATCCTGCAGCTAAATTTATTGTTGCTGCAGCCACTCCACCAACCACATTTGCATCTCTAAATCTAACTCTATCACTTGTAGATCTACCATGATTTGGCTCATTTACAGATATAGTTGTAGACCCTTGAGTAGTTGTAAAAGGGTTTAATGGTAAAATATTAGGAACGGCAGTTTCTATTCTTGCAACTCTTACATTTCTTAAAGATATTGCATCTGCACTTGATGGTCTTGGTTCTAATTGTGGTTGTTTAGGTTCAAATTCTGTTACATGCACAAGAGATCCATTCCATTCTCGAACCATTTCTCTGTAAGGAAACTCCAAACCAGATCTATCTGATATTGCTTTTGCATATTTACCTGATGCGTATTTTGCCATTATGATCCTGGGTAATAAACTTTTGGTGTTATGTGAGTGCTAGCTGCAGATCCATCTTCAGCTAAAGCTCTAGCAAATTCTTCTTCATAAACTAGTTTCATTGGTTGTATTAGTTGTGGCACATATTTCATAGACATATAATATGCTAAACCAGAAACCATACATGGAACAAATCTAAAAGGCACATCAGTTGCATTAGTATAATCTCCAGCGTCTTGTATTCTTTTGATAAAATAAAAATGCATATCTTTAGATGCATTTGTTGAATCTGGTGTTGGATAAATATGTATTCTAACTTTATCTATAAATCTTTCTACCCAATATTGATTAGGTGTTCCTTTTGATAATTTATTAGAAAAACCCGCATAAGTAGATCTATCTACTTTAGTCATAGGAGAATCTGACTGTGTGGTTTGAGTTCTATTAGATCTTAATTGTGCTTCTAAAATATCGGATATACCATAAACACCGTTTGTTGGTGTGGTCGTAGCGCTAGTACCATCATCACTAGATCTAAAAAAATCATAGTCTGACTGCCCTTCAATTAAATCTAAATTAGTTTCATCAATTTCCCAATAATGAATACCTCTATTACCCCATTCTTGAAGTAATATATTAAGAGATCTTCTTGCAGATTTTAATTGATAACCAGAAACATTTTGTAACCCAATACGTTCAAAAGCCTCTTCTACTATTTCATCGATAGCAAAAGTTTTATCAAACGTTGTTGTTCCCGAGGTAGTGTTAGCCATTTAACCTCCTAGCCAGTATAGCCAATAGTAACAGAATCTGTTTGATCTAAATCAAGATGCACACCTGTTTCAAATCTAATACCATTTCCTGGAACATAAATATCTAAACCTTCTGTTCCAAACTTAGCTTGAAATTGTAATGAACCACTAGTGCTCGTGCCATCATGTAACTTTACAGTTGAAGAAGCTACACCATTTGCTTGTATATATGTAACTCTACAAGGTCCTATGTTGGTAGAACCACCAGTAATAGTTTTAAAATTACCATCTGCTGTTAATGTACTAAACTTCTGATCTGAACTCATATTTTCTCCTTAAAATTAAATGTGGGGCCGAAGCCCCACACTAATTATCTATTAACTATCTGCAAAAGGTGTTGCTTCAGTACCTGTACCGATCAACACTGCTT